GCGTACCAAATTACTGTGATTGACAGAGATCCTGATAGCGAGATTTCAAAGCGTGTGTCGACAATACCCGGCATACGCTTTAATCGTTCTTACCAGGCGGACAATCTCAATCATACAATCTATATCTTATATTACTAAGGAGGTAATATTATGGCTAAACTTGTATGGGACAAGACTGGCGAAAAAATTTATGAAACTGGTGTAGACCATATGGTCCTGTATCTTTACGACAAGACGTCGAAGACGTTTAAGGACGCAGTCGCCTGGAACGGCATCACCGCGTTTAACGAGAGCCCGTCCGGTGCAGAACCGACTGCTCTGTGGGCTGACAACATCAAGTACCTGAACCTGATGAGTGCTGAGGAGTTTGGAGGCACTCTGGAGGCATACTCTTATCCGGATGTGTTTGAAGAGTGCGACGGATCTAAGGAACTTGCTCCCGGCGTATACATCGGGCAGCAGTCTCGCCGCCTGTTCGGTCTTTGCTACAGAACGCTTATCGGCAGCGATACCGAGGGTACTGAGAAAGGCTTCAAGATCCATCTCGTTTACAACTGCCAGGCATCGCCTTCTGAGAGAGCTCACGCGACTGTCAATGACTCTCCGGAAGCAGCTAATCCGAGCTGGGAGATCTCCACGACTCCGGCAGAAGTTACTACTAAAGGCATGAAGCCGACCGCAACGGTCGTTATCGACTCCACGAAGGTTGATAAGGATAAGCTGGATACTTTCCTTGATATTCTGTACGGAACGGATGGTACCGGCGGAGCTGAAGGAACCACCGGTCGTCTGCCTCTTCCGGACGAAGTCGCATCACATTTCGCATAAATCAAAATAAGCTGCTCTGAGGCCCTGGTAAATTACTAGGGTCTCTTTTTTAAAGAAAGGAGAATTATATGTTTAAGATTAAGCAGAAGTATGAGGACTTTGACGGACACGAGAGAGAAGAAGAATTATATTTCAACTTCACCGAGCCCCAGCTTAGGAATTTTCTGGATAACAACCCGTCTTTTAGCGAGAAAAACCTTGCAAACCTGATCGCAACTCAGGACAAGCTTCAGATGCTTGAGGCTATGCAGGCGCTGATCATTGCTGCTTACGGCGAAAAGAGCGAAGACGGCAAGGTGTTCAAGAAGAACAAAGAGATTACTGAGAACTTCGCCTGCTCTGCGGCTTTTGCGCAGCTGATGGACGACATCATGTACAAAGGCGATGTCAACACTGTTAAGGGCTTCATGATCAACATCTTCCCGGCGAAGTTTGCAAGCACTATTGCCGGCGAGATTGCTAAAGCAGAGGCAAATCCTGAGCTGATCGAGAAGGTAACTGGAGAAGTAGTTGGCTAAATCTAAAAAGGAGGTGAGTGTGTGCTTAGAATTGATATTCCTGAAAGGGAGTATTTCGATGAGAAGACAGAGCGCTTTGGAACGGTCAAAGCTACGACACTTTATCTTGAGCATTCGCTCATCTCCATCTCTAAATGGGAAGCTAAGTGGCATATTCCATTTTTTGACAGTGAGAAAACAAATGAGCAAACCCTCGATTACATAAGATGTATGATCCTGAATCGAGAAATCGACGAGAAGTCTTTTTATATAAATCTCTTAACAGCAGACGACATAAATAAGATTAACACCTACATCAACGATCCGATGACAGCGACCGTAATTACTGATGATGGAAAAAGAAGCAGGACTCAAAAGGTAACTTCTGAGCTTATTTATTGCTGGATGGTGCAGTTTAATATTCCTGCAGAATTTGAGAAGTGGCATATAAACAGGCTCATCATGCTTATTCGGGTTTGCGGCGAAGAAAACAAACCGAAGAAGAAGATGTCAAAGCGAGAAATCATGGCTCAAAACAAGGCTTTAAATGCCGCAAGAAAGGCCAAGCATAAAACGAGAGGATGAGCTGATGATTGAGATAAAACAGAATGGCGATTTCGGTAAAGTTACCGGATGGCTTGAACATCTTAAAGAGAATTTCGATGTTGGAATTCTAAACAAATATGGAAAATTAGGAGTGGAGGCTCTAAAGAACGCAACCCCTGTTGACTCTGGTCTTACGGCAGCAAGCTGGTCTTATGAGATTGTAAGGGAAAAGGGAAGGGCGGTAATAGAGTTCCACAATTCAAACATAAACAATCACGTAAACATAGCTCTGATATTGCAGTACGGCCACGGAACCGGAACTGGCGGGTGGGTTGAAGGAAGGGATTACATAAATCCAGCTCTTCAGCCCATTTTTGATGAGCTTGCCAAAGAGGCCTGGGAGGAGGTGGTGAAATGAGCAGATCGAGCAGCGCTGTCGTTGACTCTAAAGTTGTTGAGATGAGTTTAGAGAATACTAATTTCGAGAGAAACGCAGCGACATCTCTGTCAACTATCCAGAAGCTTAAAGAAGCTCTTAATTTCACCACGTCCAAAGACGGTCTTGACAATTTCAATTCATCTCTAAAGAAGGTTGACTTTAACCCGATGGCGGCGGGTATAAACACCGCAAGGCAGGGCATTTCGGCGCTTGACGCTGTATCGTTTGGGTTCTTTTCAAGGATTGGATCCCAGATCGAGCAGACTTCGATGCGGTACGCCCAGATGTTTACAACAAAGCCAATCGAGGATGGCTTTAAAGAGTATGAGCTCAAAATGGGGTCAGTGCAGACGATCCTTATGGGCGCAAAGACTAAAGAGGGTCTTCCCGTAACCCTTGACATGGTCAACCAGAAACTTGACGAGCTGAACACTTACGCCGATAAGACGATTTACAGCTTCTCGGATATGACGTCGAATATCGGTAAGTTCACAAATGCCGGTGTTGACCTTGACACGGCAGTTGCCGCAATTCAGGGTATTTCGAACGAGGCAGCTCTTGCCGGCGCTAACTCTCAGCAGGCGTCTCACGCGATGTATAACTTCGCTCAGGCGCTGTCTTCTGGTTATGTAAAGTTAATTGACTGGAAGTCAATTGAAAATGCCAATATGGCAACCGTTGATTTTAAGCAGACCCTTATCGATACAGCGGTTGAGCTTGGCACGGTCACTAAAGTAGGTGAGGAGTATCAGTCTGTTACTACAGACATGAATGGGCATGTGTCTGACCTGTTTGACGCGACAAAGATGTTTAACGATTCTTTGTCGGCGCAGTGGATGACGTCTGATGTTTTAACTACGGCCCTTGGCAAATACGCTGACGAGACTACTGAACTTGGCCAAAAAGCATCCAAGGCCGCAACTGAAGTTAAGACATTTACTCAGCTTATTGACACTCTGCAGGAAGCTGCAGGTTCTGGCTGGGCTCAGACATGGGAGCTTTTAATTGGCGACTTTGATGAGTCAAAGAAACTATTTACCCTGCTTTCTGATACCTTTGGCGGCATTATCGATGCTCAGGCAAAGGCTAGAAATAATCTCCTTAAAGAAGGTCTTGGCAAGCCTACAGAGGCTGTAACGGCCGAGTACTGGAAGAATCTTGACCTTTCTACAAGACAGACAAAACTCCTTTACAAGGAGCTTATGGAAGTTGGGAAGGCCAACGGCGTTGCTTTTGAATCAGATAACTTCGTCGGGTTCATGAACTCGCTAAAAGAGGGCTGGCTTAGCACCGATATGCTCGCCAGCGCTGTTAAGAAGCTTAATAGCGAGGGCGTTGACGGCGATGGCATGAGTAAGAGCCTCGATGAGATAAACGAGGCTGCAAATCGTGTCATCAAGGGCGATTTTGGCAACGACATGCCGCAGCGAATTGCTCAGCTTAACGAAGAAGGGTTTGACGGCGAGAAAGTTCAGGCGTATGTAAATGAGCTTTACAAGCTTTCCGGCGGTACCTGGAACGTAACAGACGCTATCAGAGAGCAGGCGGCCGCTAATGTCGGGCTTGAGGAATCCATGAAAGGAACCTCAGGGGAGTTCGACAATATTATCGACAAAGTGGATTCAAAATCACTCAAAAAGAGCGGCAGAGAACTCCTCTTTGATTCGATTGTTACTAGCATATTTGCGTTTAAGAAGATTGCAGGGTCTATTAAAGGTGCGTGGGACGATGTGTTTCCGCCTGCTACCGGAGATATGATCTACAACATCGCAAGGGCTATAAACGATGCGTCTAAAGCGCTTAGGAGATTTGCTCTGAAGAACGCAGAGAATATTGGCAACGCATTCCGTGGTATATTTTCTGTCTTTTCACTGCTTCTAAGCGTTGGAAAGAGACTTCTCGGAACGGTCTTTAAGGGGCTTGGGGCTATATTTAACGCTCTGGCAGGCCCTATTGGCGGCTTTTTGGCTAAACTTGGTAATCTTCTTACAATGCTTAACGACTGGGCGGTTCAAAATCAGATAGTTGAGAAGACGTTCGGTGCTATTGAAACTGGCGTTGGCGTGGTGACAGGGAAGATTAAAGGCTGGTTTGATGCGTTTAAGGCTCTTCCTGGTGTACAGAAAGTAATTGATAGCTTTGGTGGAGCTTTTGATTATATATACGACAATTTTCCGCACATTTTAGATAATGTCGGAAAATCATTTGGCACGTTTAAAGATAGAATTGTTAATGCCTTTTCAAATACAAAGTCTCCAAAAGAGTTCTTTGAGGGTATTAAGAAGGCATTTCAGGGTCTTTGGAAAGATATTTCCGCAAGCACTGTTGTAAAGAAGTTTAAGCAGTCTTTCGGCACTCTCGGGACTACCATA